GTCCATTCAGCCTCACCCAGTAGAGATCTTACGGATACAGTGCGAATGCACTGAACACCGAAGGTGTCTCTTATAGCAGCCTCCTCTCCGAAAACAAAGCCCTTGGCCGAGGCCAGGTCCTTACCTTCAGAGGGGAGACCACCTGTTCTTAAGAGAACCCGAGTGTAGGCTTGGTTAACCTTGGGAGGCACCAGGGAGACATAGTCATCCCCGATGACCCGATACAAGGCCACCCACGCCTTTTTGTAAGATCGCGGCATTCCTTCGCGCCAAGCCCTACTGTGCATCCACATATTGTAGATACACAGTAGAGGCCATGATGTCGGGAGACCCATAAGGATCCCCCGCGACGTAACCTCCTCCTCTCCCCCCCACCGGCATTTGAGATTGCCGGTGGCGAGGATCAGAAGTTGCGCAGACTTGGAATCCCGTGGGATTCCAAGACCATCAATGGTGCCCTCAGCTAGGGCTTGGCACAAGTCGCGTGGCATGAGATCAGTCGCGGCAGTTAGATCAGCAGAGCGGAAGATGAACTCGTTGGGTAGGGGGTGATTCCTCTCCAATAGTTCAACAAACTCCTCTCGCTGGTCTTCAAGTTTGAGAGCCGGAGCTACTGCTGGGTCCCTTGCAAGGAGATCCAATAGTAGTGTGTTCCAAGATTGGAGTGCATAGACAAAAGCACCAGGTGCCTTTGTGACTATGCGAATCTTGCAACCACGCTCAAAGATGGGAAGGGCCTCAACAACCAAGTTGTCGAGGTCCAGTGCGTCAAATGCAGCTTCATGAATGAAGCACATCTCACGCACCACTTCCCACTCATCGAGCCCGATCCCAAACTCCTCGGCGTACCGAGGCAGCCATTGATACATGATCTCACCCATGGTCGACCAAGGGGTTCCTTCCTCTAAGGCGTGTTCCGTATACGCCTCAAAGGGAAGCCTGAGCTCCTTGGGGACACAAGATTCGAGTTTCCGGTCTCCGAGAGTGGACTCTCTGAACCGATTTGCCAAGTCTCGGAGGTAGCCAAACTGGCCACCCCCTCGACGTGACATCTCGATACAGGATGATCGTCCGAACCTAAACCGTGGTTTAGGTTCTCCACCATCCTTCAGAAGGCGCAGGATAAGGCGACTTGTGAAGGAGCGGGCGGAACTCAGGTCTGCGTCGGAACACGTAAATGTGGAAGTCAGGTTCACCCTGTGCTTCCTCATAACGGTTTCGGCGTAGGCCGCCGGCGGCTTCGGGAGCGCACGGGCTGCTCTGCTCAGTTGAAAAAGACACTGAGTGAGCGTTTTCCCGTGCAACCCTCGAAGCGAGAGACTCCCGACTAAGTA